AAGAAGACACCAGTGGAGGCGTTCTCTGTGCACCGAGTACCAAGCTGATCTTGGTGCCCTCATGGTGGAGATGTCGGGTACTGCCCCCGAGTCCAGTATGTGTCCACGTTGCTTCAACGTTTACAAGTTATATATTATAGTAAGGGGCCTAAACAGTCAACCCCTTACCAAGTTTTATGTTTGGTGTGATATATTTGTCATACCTTCGCATCCTCTTTGACAATATAATATTGATTATGTGGGTTCTTAATAGATAGCTTAACTGCCAAATCTTCAAGATGTTTTTTATGATTACTGCGTTTTTTAACATACGTCTCATTACGGGTTTTCACAACAAGCTTATACGTCATAACTAAACCTTCTTTGAGTTTTCGGTGTCATAGATATATTCATCTATGCGAGTCATTATCTGAGCCTGAGCAACCATGAGATCTTTCATAGTAGCTTTCTTCACACACTGTTTGATTGTAGTCCAAGGGTGTGGTGCCATGCTATAAGATTTTGTTACAGTTTCCACTGGTAAAGAAGCAGGCTGTGGGGATGTGCCCAAACGTTCCATTAGTGGTTTTAGAATTGCATCCATCTCATCTGTTGTGGCTTTATTAGAAACTCGACTAGACTCAATCAAATCCAGTATTTCGATAATTTTAGTGACACGTTTGTGGTTTGTCTGATTATCAAATGCCATGAAGGCCTCCATTAATATTACATATCTACCTTACGATAGTATTATATCGAAGTCAATCTTCTTTTTCAGTTTCTTTTTCAGTTTCTTTTTCGATAAGATCTTCTAAGCACCCGCCACATCCACAATCAGGGCAGAGTGCCTTTGCCGTTTCCCAAAACGCTGCGGCCTTTTCTTCTTTTTCCATATCCTAAATCCTTCATAATATTCATACGTTCTTCTTGTGTATATTTAGTCCAATTGGTTATCTGGTCTATACTTCTACCACAACCAGTACACAATCTAGTTTCTCTATTTACGCTGCACACTGATACACATGGAGATATATAACTGTTCATTTGATTTCCTATGATTTGTAATTATGTATATTACAAAAAAGGGGACGTTTTGTCAACGCCCCCTCAAACTTATTATAAGTGAGTATCTTACCAAGTGGAAACTTCCGCCTGTATCTTTGACAATTCCGGATCAGATACTAATCCGTACTCTGACAATGGGCCATCTGGGCCAGCAATTTCATCCGATACAAAGAATTCAACATATTCTTTGAGACCCGGTACTGCACCAATATGCGCCATTTTCACATAAAACTGCAACGGACGACTGATTGGATACTCACCACTTGCAACAGTTTCTGTGCTGGCTTCAACGCCGTTAATCTTTGCAGCATAAATTGTGTCTGTGTTGTTCAGCAAAAAGCTCAAACCAAATACGCCAAGGGCATTAAGATTAGAACTCAAGTTTGCGAGGGTTTCGGTGTAATCACCATCGATATCAACAGAGAGGCCATCTCTGCGAACCGAGTAGCACTCTTTATTTGCCTTTTTCTTATCGCCCAATTTAGCAAGGAAAACATCGTAGTCGCCTGCTGTTTTACAACCAACCTCCATCACCTTCTTTTCAAACACTTCACGTGTGCCGTGTTTTGTACCCGGAAGAAATACCAAGATCTCTAAATCTGGTAATGCGGGATCGATATCATTCCAATTGGTATATGTGCTATCTTTTTGCAATGCTTTGTATAGGTGCTCTGGGGTCATCTCTTCAAAGCCCTGATTTTCTAACCGAGCTGCAAATACAATACCGTCATATCCAATACGAACTTCTTTGACGCTACTGTTTAATGATGTTTCGCACCGCTCCCATTCGTCTGCTTTCATAAGCGAACTAGAGTTTGCGATATCCACAGTGTTCAGTCCAATCCCTTCACACATGCGCTTACGCCCAGCACCGGAACCACCAGACTCAACAACGGGTGTTGGAAAGTCAAAGTTTTCGCCAAATGCTTCTGCTACGATTGAAGCGTATGGTAGAACAGTCGATGACCCTGCGATTTGAATATTGTCCCTTGCCGTTGCAAAAGAAGCCATAGCTGCGAAAGCTACTGATAAAGATACTATTTTGTTCATAGATTTTTCCTAGTGTTAAGTAAAGTAAATACAAGGACCCGGATGGCCCCCACAGAATTATTTATTGAAATTAGGTGTATAGTAATGTAAAACTTTTGTGAAGTTTTAAAAAGGTGGCTGTTCACCATCAAAGGAAGGCTTCCAAACATTCTCTATTCTTGGTGATGATGGCAATGTGACATCTGGTTTGCTCTTACGGTGATCATCATCAAGAATACCATTCCTTAACATCCAACATTCTAGTTCGATAGGTATTTCAATTGTCTGCATTCCAGTCACCATCCCATGTATAAAATAAATGATTGCCAATCACCTTAGACAATTTCATATACTTTGCCCAGCTTGGATTGACATAGTTTGCATGATAGTATACAGCGCCCATGCTAGGGTCGTCAACGTTTCCTATCATAACATCTCGTGCAATAATATTTGCAGCTTCCCAAGCTTTCGTTTCCTTTGGAGTTTGTTCTGAAATCAAATGTGTCCAGCTAAACTGTTTAGGTTGATAGACAACTTCACAGATGGTAGAAGGCCATTTGACATGCTTCATGCGGTTAATAGTCACTTGAGCAACTGCTATTTGTCCTTCAATTCTTTCACCACGACTTTCATGATATATGTTCATTGCAAGACATTTGTGTTGTTCGAGGTCTACTTCAGGAGGACTCATCATTGCTGCGGCAATTACTGCTGCTGTTATGGACATGGTTATTAATCCACTTATTATATTTACCATTCTGCTCATATTTATAATCTACAAAAAATTTACAGGCTAGTCAAGTCCTTTTTTTTATAAATATTAAAAAAGGGGAATTAAATGGATCAATCAGACAACAAACCGATAGATATGCCAGAAGGTAAAATGGAAATGTCTCTTCGAGTTCTTGGTAATGAGCTAATTGGAATCAAGATGACAGTAGACGATTTCAAAATGAAATGGATGGCATTTGGTGTTATTGCAATTGTAGTAGTGACTGCAGCTGTTTCTACATTTGGTCCAGCAATAGCGGGGTTAATGACAAATGGCTAATAAAAACAAGTTTGGCATAGAGCAAAGAACCATAGATGGAATGAAGGCTGCGGACCTTGATGGTAACGGAGACGTTACTCATGAAGAGCTAGAATTACAGCGTAAGATTTTAGAGATTCAAGACGAAGATGCAATGCGGGATGCTCAACGTAAAATGGCATGGTTTGCATTGTTTGGGATGTTGCTGTATCCATTTGCCGTTGTGTTAGCGGTACTGCTAGGATTAGCCGAAGCTTCTAAGATACTTGGTAGCATGGCTTCCGTATACTTTGTATCAGTTGCAGCAATCGTTGCAGCATTCTTTGGTGGTCAAGCAATTAAAAGTAAACAACCACCTAAGTGATAATTAATTAGAAGTTATGGTATAAGATCCCTCCGTAGTTCTCCAAGCTTCCATTAGTTTAAGATACATTTCTGGAGTGAGCGTAATAATACTAAATCTTTGTAGTTGCTCATTCCATTGCCTAATATGACAGTAATCATTATACAGGAGAGCCGAAACATCTTCCAACTCTCCTGTAGTATCTAGAACTGTGATTAATGTTTCGTCCTCATCAAATTCTACAGTAAACATTATTAGACAAACTGCGCTAGTTCTGGGGCTTTCCAACCTTCAGGTTTTAGCACTTTACCGTCCTCACGTTTGCGGACTTTACCAGTCTCTGGATCGACCTTAGCAAAGTTCGTATCCATAACTTCTTTCCATGCGGCCTCACCGTCCCATCCAGCTGCACGAATAGCGCCAAGCGTGACAACAAGAATGTCAATAAGTGCATCGAGTTGCTCAACCTTATCATCAGCCACAACAGCATCGACAAGCTCTCCAACCTCTTCATCAATGAGACTGAGATACATTTTGTAGTTTTCTTCAGATGGAACCTGATCGCACATTAAGCCAAAGGCTTCTACATCAATAAATGGATTAGTCATCTTACAGTCCTTCATCATGAATATATAATTGAATTAAAGCATAATGTAGAACTTTCATCAAGTCTTTCCTTGCATCATCACGGCTGCCCTTCTTACCATAACGATTAGAATACTTGTCAACATTACCCATACAAAACCCTGTTCCATGCCCCCGCTCAATAATCACCTCAGTCGATTGAAACTTATTGGTGGCATAATGTCCTTTATAAGTGCTGTTGATGTATTCTTGGAATTCATCAATCAGAGCTTTCTCATTGAATTTGTATTCAATTTCATCTGGACTATCTTTTTTTCTAGTCGGTAATTTCAAAATAAAGTTCCTTCATAGTGTGGGTCAATCTTCTTAATGCCTAGAGCCCAGTTCTCTGCGGCGGATTCAACATACCTAAGTGATTTATTAGGAAACTCTTCCAAATGATTCCACTTAGCCTCATCATTTTTGTAATAACGAATATATAACAATTCTTCTTTTAAGTCAATATGAATTTCACAATATTCTTTTTCATTGTCATGATAGTATGTTGAAATCTTCCGTCCCATTTAAATCTCCGATTCTAGCTCTTCTATTAATTGATCTTTCATAGCCAAAACCTGTTCTTTCATATGTGGCTTATCCCACCATCTAAAAAGAACACAAATTGTTACCCTAGGTACATTTGTGTACGCAGAGTGCCAAAGATGATCATCTTCATCTTTACCAAAATGATAGTATCTGGCATTCCATCCAGCAACATCAGGTATCTTAACTATCTCTTGCTTTTGCTTATCATAGTATTGAAAGTACCCATCCCCTTTTTCTGAATATGAAAAAATGAATTGATACCCTGAGTTGTTTTGATTTGTATGCCACCCGACAAATCCCCCCGGAGGATAATACAGAAACACTGCATTAGAATTCCCCCCTAGATTTGAAATAAAATCAACACGACTAAAGTTGTAAATTTCTTCTAGCTTAGGGTCTTTATCAATCACATGCTCAACAGGAATAGAATAGTGTTCGACAGGAAATCCTGCGTGATCTGGATTTGCCATATGCTTATCTAAATACTCTTTAGTCATGTAAGCAGAACCATTGACCATAGCATCAGCTGGATGGCGCATTTCACCACCATAACCGCCGATGCCACTACCCATAACCGTAGAGCGGACATATTCAAGTTGATCTAAAACATCTTGATTACGAATTACTATTTCCGTCATCGGTGACAAACTCCGCTGTTTTAGGGTAAATTTTTGCAATAGCCTTGGCAACTTCTCTTGCCAATTCCATGTGTTCTAACTGAGTACCATTCGCAGAACGCAATTCAATGTAATGAATCCAACTGCGAATAGTGCCATTTACATACAGTTTAGAGACCGTGTTACCTTCTGGTAAAACTGCACGGGCTTGCTCTTTAGCAATACCGTTTGCTAATGCCCAGCTGTATGCCGCTTTGGAGCATGCGATCACATCGGCTTGCATTTCTGCCCAGCGTTCTTGCAAATCGGCATCATCTGTCTCAACAGAGTTTTGACGATTCTTAGGATCTTGCATTCGGGCATCACGAATTACAAAATTGTCATCAAGATCACGGATGTCAGCATACCGCTGAGAAAACTCTTGGAAGCTGAAGCTTCTATGACGTAATAACTGCCTTGCGATATCTCGGGTTGTTGTGACCTCGATGCAGGCACTGGCCATTTCGAATGGGGACCAGTGCTTGTGCTTGATGAGATAGTCAAGTAACTTTGGCGTTGTTTGGGTGTTAGCTTGGTTTGCTGGATTGGAGACACGTGCTGCATAAGCGATGAGGTCTTGGATATTATCAAGCCCCGTTGTTGCAAGTTCGCCAGTGTGGATTCGAAAACTGGGTTGACTATGGGAAATGAGCTTTGCATTATTCATTAACCTTGACCTCGTGATGGTTTGTAGCTGCGCTTCTTTGCTTTATTCATAGAAGAAGTTTTTAAATTCTTCTTACCGATTGTAGTCTTTTTTGTGGTAGTAAAACCTTTAGTCATTTTATATTCCTTCATTTCACTTCGTTATTCGTATGATATAATTATCAATTCATTATTCCATCTTAAAGTCCTTAAACCGTTCACCTGTCTTGGACTTATCAAATGTGGGGCTGTCATCTATAAGACCCCCTTCTGCATCATCAGCGTCCATTAACTTCATTCTAGACTTATCTATACCTATAACAAACCTCTTATTATTACCCGGGTCATTATAACGGTTCTTTAATTGTTTTACCATAATCTGTCCAAGTTGTTCTAACTCTTCACTTGATATCAAAGCAAACATAAGATCCGCCGTGGCAGGTAGTCCGAATGACTCTGATGTATCCTCTAACCCCACATCTGAATTTGAATACCCACTACGAGTAGTCTGAGTTGCAGTCATAATAGGAACATTAAACTCTACAGCAAGTCCCCGCAATTCTTCTGCAATCGCTTTAATGTATGTATAGCTGTTAATAGATCCGCCCATACCTTTCATTCTACTGGAAGCACATATGTTTAAATAATCAATAAAGATCATCTCAGGCATAAAGTTCTTCTTTAGCTTTAATTCGTTCAGAAGGGCTCTGAAATGCCCTGTATGGGCACTCCCAGTGGGGTATTCTTTAATGATGAGCTTACCATTGGTTTTTGAAGCTATCTTATGCACTTTGGAGGTCAGCATCTCTTTTGTCAGCATCTCTAGTTGATCAATAGGGACATCAAGTAAGTTTGCATCAATACGTTCCGCAATGCGCTCCTCTGCCATTTCCATAGTGATATACAGAACATTACGACCTTGGGTCAAAGCCGATGCAGCAACGTGACACATAAAGAGAGACTTGCCAACACCAGTGCCTGCAAGGGCAACATTAAGAGTTTTATTTGGAAGACCACCTTTAGTGATACGATTGAAATAATCTAGATCAAATGAAATACGCTCCTCTTGTTCATGATAGAAGTCATAACGGTTTGCAGCATCCTGTAGGTAATCGTGACCGATATTAGTATCGAATGAAACACCAAGTGCCTTCGACAACAAATCAGGCAGAGCGTTCTTTGTAAGTTCTTTATGCTTACCATCTATGATAGAAATGGATTCCATAATAGCGTTATGGATGGCACGATCTTGACACCACTTTTCTGTAGTATCGGCCAACCATTGTTCATCAGCCTTTTCAGGTGTAAATATATTAGGCAGTATTTCCATAGCCGCATGATATTGATCGCTGCCCAATCTTTCGTTCTGATCTAGTTCAATCTTAAAGGCATCGTGTGTCGGTAGCTTGTTATACTTTCCTACAAACTGTGCGATCTCTTTAAATAGAATATTGTAAACACCTTGAAAATATTCAGGCTTTATAAATGGAAGAACCTTACGCATGTAAGGCTCCTCTGTTAGTAAGTTCTTCAATATAGTTTGTTCAATATTACTCATGGCCTACCAATCATCTAAGTGTTTTCCATCGACTCTAATAGTATAGCTAAAATGTGGAACAGGGTCAACCCCATGGTAATCCAATATATTAAATGTGTAAAAGATATAATCTTTAGGTTTATATATTTTCTTTTTAGCAATAGGGTCCCAAACATAAACTGGTCTATAGTGTCCCGGGTTGAAATTAATATGAAGTTTATAATCTCCCTCTGGCTCATCAATGTGGCATGGAACAGAAGACCCTGCCCAAGATCCATATATCATGACTCTACCTATTTGAGAGAAAGGCATTTTATTTTCAATTATATGTTTCGTATATGGGGTCTTATCTGCAACACTGGACCAAGGACCAACATCAAGGTCTCTTGTGGAAAATCTATTTGGCTTTAGAGGTATCGCAAAAGTCCAAGGAATATCGATCTTTCTTTTGAATATACGATATT